AGTTCATTACTGCCAAGTTAGGCAGTAATTTTTCATCAACCAGCGATACTTTGCAGGATACTGGCCTTGATGCCGCAATCACCCCGACTTCTGCGGACCATATAATATACGTTACGTGCAGTGGTTTTTTACTAGGCGATCATGGTTACAATTACGATACCGCTGCCATTATAATTCAAATGCGAGCATCAGCATCGGACAATACTGCGACCTTGCTTAATGGCGCTACAGTAGGTTGTTACGGCGCAGATCGTGACGGAGATTACGGCGCTTTTACTCTTAGCTATAGTGCGGCGGCTGGCGGTACTAGCGCCCTACCGTTTGGCATATTTCTGGCAAATCAAGGTAGTAACGGGACTAACAATACGCTCAAAGCTGACGCACTAATAACAATTATGGAGTTTGCACCATGACGACTAAACAACAATCTTTAGCGGCACTGCGCCCCGGAGAAGAGTGGAAGTGGAGTGGCGACGAATATTCTGGCCTAACATGGATGGACAGCACGAGCAAGCCATCCGAGGCTGACATCACCACCAAATACGACGAGCTTGTTGCAGCAGAGCCTGTGTCCGTGTTGCGTGTTCAAAGAAATCAAAAACTAGCCGATTGTGACTGGCGAGCATCCAGCGACCTCACCTTGACCGATGCTTGGAAAGCATATAGAACTGCACTGCGAAATATGCCAGCAACAAGCTCATCTCCCACCTTAACCAATGGCGTACTTGGCAATGTCACTTGGCCGGATATCCCTTCATAACGATAATAAAATGTTTTATTATATAAGTGTTATCGCTTACATTGCATTGGCTCCTCTTAATATACCAGTGATTGAGAAAGGAGTAACAGGGCTATTTCCTGATAGATACCTTTGCGAGACTTATAGAACTCAAATAGAGGAGTTAGTTAGTAAAGTAGATAATGCTGAACTAACAACTTCTAAATGTATAGAAAATATAAAAATTTAATAATAGGGTAAAAGATTAATGTCAGCGTTCCATAACTTTTTATTAATGGCAGCACCTGAAATAAATATATTTGTAACTACAACAGTTACTGATTATAATTTAAGAAATGCAGTCTCTGCTTTAGGATATAGTGTAGCAGCTAACCTAAGAGTAAATCTTAATGTTAGAAGTGTTATGGGTGGTAGTGCTAATTCATCTTATGCTTTTGATACAGGAGATGGATGGGGGTCTAACTCTTCTATTAAAGTTAGTATAGCTTCTGATGGTTATATTGTAGGTGCTGGTGGTGATGGTGGTAATGGTATCTATCAACAGGGTGGATATTCTGGAGCCAACAACGGTACTAATGGTGGGTCTGCTATGAATGTGCAGACTTCTATTCAAATACAAAATGCTGGGACAATAGGTTCTGGTGGTGGCGGCGGTGGCGGTGGTGGCAGTAGCGCAGATTATTATAATGATGCAGGTTGCGGAGGAGCAGGTGGTGGTGGTGGTGGACACATAGTAGGTTCCGGCGGTACTTCTGCTACAAGTGATAGTGGTTTTGGATGGGCTACCAACTCTAGTGAACCCGGTGCAGATGGAACTTTAACGGCTGGTGGTGCAGGTGGTGCAGCAGGTACTACGCAAGGACCACACAGCGGTAATCAGACAGGTTTTGCTGGTGCTACTGGTGGTGCTTTGGGTGCTGCTGGCGGTAATGGAAGTGCTCATACAGGGAATGGCGCTGGTGGATCAGCAGGAGACTATTCAATTAATGGTTATAGTTCTTTTGTAACCTTTACTTCTTTATCAGGAAGTACATTACTTGGGAGTACAAATTAAATGATACAGTATTATTTCAGGAGAGATTAAATGGCGAGTACATATACAACAAATCTAAGACTTACTAAACAAGGGGATGGCGAAAACCCTAACAGTTGGGGCCAAATCCTTAATGATGGGGTTATTAGTCTTGCTGATGAAGCCATTGCTGGTTATACTACTATATCAATTGGTAGTGCAGCTACTGTTAACTTGACAGCTAACGATGGTGCTGATGATCAGTCACGGTCTGCTTTCTTAGAAGTTAAGGGATCAGTAGGGACTGCGGCTACTTCTATCTTCTTGGTCATTCCTAATAAAACTAAGGCATACTCTGTACTTAATAAAGTATCAGCCAATGCTGCCAGTAATGTAGTGATGATGCGAGTAGCAGGTAATACAGGTGTTACACTAAATAGATCATCTACTTTATTCCAACATGTTATTTGTGATGGAGCTTCTGTATATAATGTAGATCAATCAGATGCTACATTTGGAAGTTTAGAAGTAACAGGAGCAGCTAAGTTTGATTCTACTGTTACTGTCTCAGGGACGTCTAGTTTTTTAAGTAAGTCTACTTTTGAAGATGATGTATCAGTAAGTGGTAACACAGTCTTGGGAGGTACAGTAGCACTGAATGGTATAGTTACAATAGGAAGTGCTATCAAATCTTTCTTTACAACCATTGCAGATGCAGCTTCTATTGTTATGAACCTTAACACAGGTAATCAATTTGTAGTTACTCTTGGTGCTAATAGAACATTGGCTGCGCCTACTAATCTAACAGCAGGACAGACAGGACATATCTATGTACACCAAGATGGCACAGGTAGTAGGACATTAGCTTATAACACTGTCTTTCAGTTTACAGGTGGAGCAGTTCCCACCCTGACTACAACAGCAGCAGCAGTAGACTTACTAGTATTCTCTGTTAGAGCTTCTGATAAAGTAGATGCAGTATTATTGAATGATTTTGATAGGTAATAATTAATGACTACGCTAACTAAAATTATATTAAAGCCGGGACTTCATAGGGAATCTACTCAATATGAAGAAGATGGTAATTGGTTTGATGGTGATCATGTGCGGTTTCGTGCAGGTAAGCCAGAGAATATGCGTGGTTATGAGACTAAAGTTTCCACTGCTTTTGATGGAAGTGCTAGAGATTTAGTTGTTTATAGGAGTGGGAATAATAATAAGAAGAGGGCAGTCTTTGGAACTCCTGATAAACTCTATGAACATGATGGAGATAGGATTGTAGATATCACTCCTATTGTTACAGCGGTTACCTTGGCAAACTGTTTTGGTACTTCCAGTGGACAGACAAGAGTTTGCTGTTCAGATGCTGGGCATGGACAGGTAGTAGGTAACTATGTAATGTTTACTTCAACTGCTGCTTTCAATGCTGTAAGTTTAAGCACTAATGTATATCCTATTACGTCTGTAGCAAGTGCCAATGTGTTTACAATTGATGTAAGCACTGCTGCTGATGCAACAGAGAGTGATACAGGATCAGCAACCTTTAACTATCTACTGCCTACAGGTAACTCTATAGCAGTAGCGGGTACTGGTTATGGTGCTGCACTCTTCCAAGCTGGTGTATGTGCTTCTCAGACAAGAGCATGGAATGAACCAGCAAGTGCTGATGCAACTGATTTAGTTTTTGATATAACACAATGGAGCCTTGACAACTGGGGTGATGATGTGGTAGCTAATAGGAATGGTGGTAATATATTCTACTTTAGTAGCGATGCGTCTACTACACCTATAAGGGCTACTTCTATAACAACTTCTCCAATCAGTGTCAACTCAATTATTGTATCTCCTAATGATAGACATCTTATTGCTTTAGGTGTGAATGAATTTGCTGCTGATGCTACAGTAAGTGGTACATTTAATCCTATGTTAGTGCGTTGGTCTGATCAAGACAATCGTACTAATTGGGTTCCTTCAGTTAGCTCTACATCTGGTGAGGTAGTCTTAACTGATGGTACAAAAATTATAGGAGCGACTCGTTCTAGGAGTGCTATCCACATTTGGACTGATAACGCAATGTGGTTGATGTCATTTGCTGGACCTCCATTTACTTTTAAGTTTACTCCTGCTGGTACTAACTGTGGTTTGATAGCTCCTCATGCAGCAGTTGATTATAATGGTATCTCTTATTGGATGGGCTATGATAACTTCTATAGGTATGATGGTCAAGTAAAAACTCTTGACTGTACAGTGCGTACTTTTATTTTTGATAGACTGGGTGTTAAGTTTAAAGATAAAGTTTATGCAGGTGTTAATTCAGAGTTTAAAGAGATCATATGGTTGTATGCCTCTGATGAATCAGGAGTAACAGAGTGTGATAGTTATGTAATATACTCACCTGAGAATAACTACTG